TTAAAAATTAGATAAAATTAAGCAAATGAAACAAAAATGTTTCTTAAAATGTACAATGTATATTATATGAAACAAAAAATAAGCATCGGAAAAATACTTCTTGACGCATAGCTAAAAATTGCGTATAATAATTATATAAAAACTTAACAAAAGGAAAAGAAAATGGCTTGGACAGATGAGTCAAAAGATGTAGCAGTAACTATGTATGAAGATATGCAACCAACTCCTGAAAACAGCATGGAGTGTGTTAAGCAAATCGCAAATGAACTAAGTGAATCCCCTAATGGTGTTCGTATGATTTTGACCAAAGCGGGTGTTTATGTTAAAAAAGCAGTAACAAAATCAACATCAAGTACGGGTGGAAGTACTCGTGTTTCTAAAGTGGCCTCTCAAGAAACTCTTATTGCAGCAATTACTGATGCAGGTAAAGTAGTTGATGAAGAGATTATATCTAAATTAACAGGAAAAGCTGCACAATATTTTACTACCCTTCTTTCCGAAGAAGTATAGTAACTAAACCCTGCTAAGCTTGCTTAGTGGGGTATTTTTGTACCCACAAAAAACACCTTGTATTAGTAGCATCACAATAAAGATTGCTGAAATACTAACCAAGGAGTGAATAGTGAAAAAGCAAGAACTGGCACAGTTAGTGCATGACTATGGGGATGCCATAATCACTTACAGAAGTGAGCATTCTAAAAAGTTAAAATATAACGTATGTACTCTAGACTTTAGTACCCCTTATATACAAGGAAAAAAGAATCGAGCAAAAGAGACTAGTGACACACTACTCTTCTTTTGCTGGGATACTGATTCTTATAGGTTGTTAAGACCAATGAATGTGTCTAGTGTAGTTCCTCTATCTTCCGTATTGAAAAATGATAGGAGACTATAATGGATCTATATAAAGCTCCAGAAGCCTACTCGCGTGTAATTCACTATGACGAAGTTAAAGAACAACAAGTACGACTCACTATTAATACATTTAAAGGAATAGAATATATACATCTTCGAAAGTATTACATGGATTTTGATGAAGAGTGGAGACCTACTCCAGAAGGAATAGCAATGCCTTTAGATTTAAGCAATTCTAAAGAACTTTTTATAGGTTTATTAGAGATACTATCATTAGCTGAATCAAAAGAAATGATAGAAGAACATTTTTCAGATATTATTAAGGATTTATATAAATAGTTCTTGACAATTCTCCTAAAAGCGCGTATAATAGTTCTAAATTAATGAGAAATCAATATGCGTGAATTTTTAGTAAAAGCCTCAAAAGCCTATTACGAAGGAACGCCTATTATATCTGATGCAGAGTTTGATATTTTAGCAAAAGAAATGGGTTTTAATGAGGTAGGTTATACAGATTTAGAGTATGAATTTGAACACTTATATCCTATGTATAGCCTGCAAAAAGCTTTTGTAGGAGACAAACATTCCCCTATACCAGACTCACTGGATACAATAGTTACTCCTAAACTGGATGGCGCTGCAGTATCTTTAGGGTATTATGATGGAGAACTAGTATTAGCACTTACTAGAGGAGATGGAAAAAAGGGTAGAAATATTGCTAGTAAAATGCAACATTTAATACCTACTAAAATTCCTAACAAAGGAATAGTACAAATCACAGGGGAAGTAGTTGCTAAAAAATCTATTCCCAATGCTAGAAATTATGCTGCGGGTGCTCTAAATTTAAAATCTCAAGAGGAGTTTAAGCAAAGAGAAGTTAGATTTATAGCTTATGATGTTCAGCCAAAAACAACACAATATTGGTCTACTAGTTTAGCTGAATTAGTTTATTTTGATACTGTTTTAGATTCAAATTGGGAAGATTATCCTCAAGATGGAGTAGTTTTTCGAGTTGATTCTGTAGCAGAATTTGAAGAGCTAGGATATACCGCGCATCATCCCCGTGGTGCTTTTGCCCTGAAAGAAAAAGCAACGGGAGTAGAAACCACTCTTTTAGATGTTATTTGGCAAACAGGAAAGAGTGGAGTAATTAGCCCTGTAGCAATCTTAGATCCAATTAAAATTGGTGCTGCGGTTATTACTAAAGCAACATTACATAATATAGAGTATATAAGAGAATTAAATTTAGAAATAGGGTGTCGCGTAGAGGTTATACGTTCTGGAGAGATTATACCTCGCGTTGTAAAGCGTGTGGGTTAATTCCTACCTATAGAAAAATAGTTCTTGACAATAAGCCTAAATCTGCGTATAATACTTATTCAATTTCAGAAGAATTTAAATGACCATAATCAAAGCTCCGACAAACTGCCCTTCATGTGGTTCGGTCCTAGAAGAGGTCAATTATCTTTTGTATTGTAGAAACGCATCTTGTGGAGGCAAGGTATCAAAACAAATAGAGCATTTTGCAAAAACTCTAAAAATCAAGGGTCTAGGGCCAGCTACTATTGCTAAACTAGATATTGTTTCTTTAGAAGAACTTTATGCCCTATCGTGTGAAGAAATCACAATTTGTCTTAATTCAGATCGCTTAGCGATAAAATTAATAGATGAATTAAAGAAATCCAAAGATGCATCACTGAATGTGCTATTACCAGCTTTTAGTATTCCGCTAATAGGTAAAACAGCTTCAGCAAAAATATCAAAGGTCTGTATGAGTATTGAAGAAATAGACTATGATATTTGTAGAGAAGCTGGTTTAGGAGATAAAGCTTCTAAAAACCTATGTGATTGGATAGAGAATGAATTTTATCAGCTGAATAATTTACCATTTAGTTTCAAGTTTGAGCGACCTCAGACACCCCCCAAAGCAACTATTGGAGTTGTTTGTATAAGTGGTAAACTTACCTCTTATAAAAATAAGTCCGAGGCTACACAAGTTCTATTAGGGCTTGGATATGGGGTTAAGCCGAGCTTAACAAAGGATGTCACAATCCTGGTAAACGAAAGCGGTATAGAATCCGCTAAAACTAAGAAAGCCAGAGATTCTGGCGTTCAAATCCTAACTAACCTTTTAGAATTAACTGGAGAATAAAATTATGTCCTTACCTAAATGGACCGATGAGCGAACAACTCATCTAACTGACTTTGTCGGTGACGAAAGTCCCGTATCTCAAGCTACTGTAGCTGAAGCCGCTACTGTCCTTGAAACCTCTACTCGTTCCATCTCAAGCAAATTGCGTAAGATGGGCTTCGATGTAGAATTAGCTTCTGCTAATAACACCCGAGCATTTAGTGATGCTCAAGAAGCAACTCTTGCAGCTTTTGTCTCTGACAATAGCGGTGAATACACTTATGCTGAAATTGCAGACCATTTTGAAAATAATGCTTTTACAGCTAAATCAATTCAAGGAAAAATCCTTTCCATGGAACTGACTGGGCATGTTAAACCTGCCCCTAAAATAGAAGCTGTACGCACGTACTCTCCTTCTGAAGAAGTCATTTTTGTAAATATGGTACATGCGGGTGCTTTCGTTGAAGCTATTGCTACTAAGCTTGGACGAACTGTTAACTCAATACGTGGTAAAGCTCTTAGCTTGTTACGTTCTGGAGACATTGACGCTATCCCACGTCAGGAAACAACTAAAGGCGCTTCCAAGGAAGATCCCTTGGCAGAAATGTCTAACATTGGTGACCTGACTGTTGAAGCGATTGCTGAGTCAATCGGTAAAACACCGCGCGGTGTTAAAACTATGCTAACTCGCAGAGGTTTAACTGCTGCCGATTATGATGGTGCGGCTAAAAGTGCAAAAGCAGCTGCATCTGCTTAAAATAATTAAGTAGTTGTTTTTAAAACAGGCTCTTCGGGGTCTGTTTTATTATTATTCATGGATCGGGAGAATCTGAGTGAACATCGCTAGTGCACTGATAAAGCAGGTGCTTTCACACCAAGACTTTGAGACTTGGAGTGTTACGTACAAGCATTATTTGCCAAGTGAATATCACAGTCTTTATAATGTTATTGAAAAGCACTGTGAAACTAACCACAAGATGCCAACGATTGATGAATTAAAGTTTGAGATTCGTGATTCAAGTACGAGAGAAAAATTATACGCTGTAGAAGCTCTTGAAGTTACTACAGATGCATATATGCTTCTTGAGTACTTGAAAAATGAATATGCTCAAAAAGAAATTCTGGACTCGCTAGAGGATTATGTTGAGAACTCTGTTGCATTTGAAAATGCACAAGAGTCAGTAAATCACCTACACCAAATCGTCTTAGACGTAGAGGAAAGGGTGGATCTTCAAGACCCACAGGAAAGTATGCAACGTATTGACCTGTTCGAGCCAGAGGAAGAAATAGCCAAGTACATACCTCTTGGCCTCAATACTGATTATGACCGTGACATTCAATTCTCTCCTAGAGATTTGGTTATGATTGGTGGTAAACGAGGGGCCGGTAAGTCGGTTATATGTGCAAACATTGCTAATAATGTTTACGCTTCTGGAAAGTCTGCTCTCTATTTCACTATTGAAATGGACAGCAGGTCTGTCCTACAGCGTTGTTGTTCTATAGCTACCGATGTTTCTTTTTCACGTCTTCGTACCAAAAATCTTGGTATAGTGGAATGGGAGAAAGTAGCAAGTTGGTGGGCTAATCGTTTTGTTTCGGGACAAGACCGCTTGAAAGAATATAAAGAACACCGTGATTTTGAGAAGTTTCATACTAAACTGAAAACTGGCGAGCTCCTCCCGACTCAACAGTTAGACGTTATCTATGATCCTTCTCTTACTTTATCCAAGATTCGGGCAGAGCTTGATAAAAAGGTCAAGCCCTTGAATGTTGGAGTTATCATTGTAGACTATATAAATCAAGTAAAGCGGTCAAGTCTTCCTAATAGAGGGGGTCAGTATGACTGGACAGAACAAATAGAAGTTTCTAAAGCATTAAAGTCAATGGCACAAGAGTTTGATTGTACTGTATTCTCACCCTACCAAACAGACGCCACTGGTGAAGCTCGTTTTGCAAAAGGTATTTTAGACGCGGCCGATGCTGCATATACACTAGAAACCTACGACCATGAGGATGGTTGTATTACTCTTAATTGTGTTAAAATGCGTTCAGCAGCTATGCGATCTTTCACATCTACAGTAGACTGGGAGTCATTAAAAGTCGGACCAGATACTGCATTAACACCTCAACAGAAAGAGGATTCTGCCCATAAAACAGGTGAAGATATAAATGATATTTAAAAATAGTTCTTGATTTTTGAGGCTATTTATAGTATAATAATGTTGTATAAATAAAAGAAGTAAATAAAAGTGACAGTGGAAGAGCTACTAAAACAAAGAGAATTATACTTTATACCAAAAGGCGCTGACTTTTTAGTTAACTGTCTTAATCCCGAACATGCAGATAAGAATCCTAGTATGCGGATTGATCAAATTACGGGTATTTATCAGTGTTTTTCTTGTGAGTTTAAAGGAAATATATTTACATATTTTGGGGAAAAGGCAAATCAATTACAGCTGAGACGAGAATTTCTAAAACGAAAAATTAGAGAAAAGAGGTCTGAAAGCATTGGTTTGTCTTTTCCCCAGAATACTGTTCCTTATATTGGAAATTGGAGAGAAATTAAACCCAAAACATATAAAAAGTTTGAAGCATTTCAATCAGCAGAAAGCGAGTTTATAGGACGAATTAATTTTCCTATAAGAGATATATCAGGACGTATAGTAGCATTTAATGGTCGTCATACTACAGGAGGAATACCTAAGTATATGATATCGCCTACGGGTGCAAAGCTACCTTTATTCCCTATAGTAGAACCAATACAGGGTAAAGTAATCTTAGTAGAAGGTATATACGATATGCTTAATTTACATGATAAAGGAATGACAAATGCAATTTGTGCTTTTGGAACAAAAAATATTAATGAAGATAAATTAAAAATGCTCTCTATACAAGGAGTTGATAGTATAGATATATTTTTTGATGGAGATGATGCCGGACAAGCTGGTGCAGTAAAAGTAAAGGAAATGTGCGAACAAGTAGGTTTGCCACATAGAAACATTTGTCTCAAGAATACAGATCCTGGGGCATTAAAACAAAAAGCAATAGACACTTTAAAGAGAAAATTATATGGCTAAGGTTGCCCTAATAGAAACCAAACCGAGTAGAACTAATTTTAAAAAAGAATTCGATAATAAGATAGAGTTTGATCAATATCAACTATGTTCTAATCGAAATCTAAAAAAAGTATTAAAACGAGATTGTGACATTGAAATTGATACAGACGCATATGACTGGTTGATTCTTGTAGGTAGTGATGCGCTAAAGTATTTCACCAAAATTAATTCAGTCACAGAATATTCAGGTAAAAGAGTAGAAGAAAAGTTTCTACCTATTATTAATCCTGCTATGCTCTCCTTCAAGCCCGAGGCGCAACGAACTTGGGATGATTCTAAAAAAAGTGTTTTAGAGTATATAAACGATAATAAACAAGACACGATTATTACAGAAGAGAATGTTAAAGGTATACAAAATACTAAAGAATGTAATGAATACATTCGAGCAGCTATAGCCTCTCCTTCTCCTTATATAGCACTTGATTCCGAAACTACGGGGTTATATCCTAGAGATGGATATATTCTTGGTGTTTCTTTATCCTATGAAAGGGATCGCGGGGTCTATATAGATACAGAGTGTTTCGATGAAACTACCGAAGAGTTGTTACAACAGTTATGGAATGAAAAGATAGTAGTGTTTCACAATGCTAAATTTGATATAGCTTTCTTTGAGTATCATTTTAATTTTAAGTTTCCCCGTTTTGAAGATACCATGCTATTGCATTATCTTATTGATGAGAATCCAGGTACACATGGATTAAAGCAGTTAGCTATAAAATACACAGTTTACGGAGACTATGAAAAGCCTCAAAATGATTGGATGGCACAATATAGAAAAGATAATGGTATGAGAAAGGATGATTTCACTTGGGATTTGATTCCTTTTGATATTATGAAAACTTATGCAGCTATGGATGCTGTAGTAACTTTTTTACTCTACGAAAAATTTATAAAGATTAAAAGTAATAAAAGATTAGCTAAGGTATATGATAATATTCTTATACCGGGATGCCGATTTTTAACAGATATGCAGGATAATGGTGTACCTTTTGATAGAAATAGGTTAATCAAGTCCCAAGAACTTATGCAGGTAGAAATTGATAAAGCAGTTGCAGAACTGTATGAACATCCTGCAGTTAGTAAATTTGAGGAAATAAATGGAAAAACTTTTAATCCAAATTCTACTGTGCAGCTTCGTAGTTTATTGTTTGACTTCATTGGGCTTAATCCTACTGGAAAGAAAACTGGCACAGGCGCAAATAGCACAGATGCGGAAGTTCTTGAAAAGCTGGCACAACAATCCGAAGTCCCCCAACTTATCCTTACTATCCGACAAAAGTCTAAGATTAAAAATACTTATTTGGACAAAATCATACCTCAGTTGGACGGGGACAATAGATTGCGTACGGGCTTTAACTTACACAGTACAACTAGTGGTAGGCTTAGCTCTTCTGGCAAGCTTAATATGCAACAATTGCCTAGGGATAATCCAATAGTTAAAGGGTGTATTAAAGCAGCCCCTGGACACAAAATTATTTCAATGGATTTAACCACAGCAGAAGTATATGTTGCTGCAGTCTTAGCTGATGATGCAGCACTCATGGATGTGTTTCGCTCAGGAGGCAATTTTCACTCACAGATTGCAAAAAAAGTATTTAAACTACCTTGTGAAGCCAGCGAAGTAGCAGAATTATATGGTATGCGACGACAAGCCGCAAAGGCAGTAACCTTTGGCATTATGTATGGTGCTGGACCAAAAAAGATTAGTGAGCAAGTTACTAAAGATAGTGGTACAGTTTTCACTGTAAATGAGGCTAAGAGAGTTATTGATGATTACTTTACCGAGTTTCACAAATTAAAAAAATGGATCGAAAATAACCAAAATTTTATTAAGCAGAATGGATTTATTTATAGCTACTTCGGTCGTAAGAGGAGATTACCCAATGTCGCATCGACAGACAAAGTTATCCAGAGCCATAGCGTTAGGTCTGGTCTTAATTTTTTGGTGCAGTCTGCTGCTTCTGATATTAACCTTTTAGGGGCAATAGATATGGATTCATGGATTAAAGCAAACGGAAAAAAGGCTCGCATATTTGCTTTAGTACATGACTCGATTTTAGCAGAAGTACCTGAAGATGAAATAGAAGAATATAAACAAAAATTAACAGGGTTTATTCAAATGAATAGA